ATTAACTGTCGCCCCGAGAGAACGCTCATCCTCACCCCTGCTCATGGAGGAACCCGGCTCTGGTCAGGTACTCCTGCAATAGGTAGACGTGGTGCGGCTTCTGTCGCGTTAGGAGGGTGGTGCAGTATCGGTCAAGGGCCGCACCGAGCGCCTGGGAGTCCAGGGTCGGGTCCACCTGTTCCGCCAGAAGCGGGAGATGGTCCCAAGCGTTGGCCAGTACCTTATGGGCGTGCGCCTCATCACGGACCTGAATCTTGGTGTGCAGCTCGTACGGGGGGCACGTGAATTCGGATCGATGTTGGTTACCTACCAGCCTCTTCCCCGCCAGCTCCAGGGCTCGCAGGACGGTGGCATTACTGACAACGAAGACGTTCAGCGGCTGCACACTGACGGCAGCAGTGAGTCCGGCCGGCGTTCCCGCTGGGGCCGGGGGGGGTCCACCTGGTGCGTTCTGCGCCTCAGTGATCTGGGGCATGGGCGGACCAGAGGTATCACTGATTCCGGTCGGCGGAGCCGGTGGCGGGGGGGCACCGGCTCCGCCTTGCTGTGGCGGGAACACTTTGTCCGGGGGCAGCACGTCGTCAGAAATGCCGATCAGTTGTCGTACCGCAGGGATCTGGAACAGGTTCGGGTCGCGCAGCATAAGTTCCTTGACGAACTTCTGGGATGCTTCCTCATCGGTGGGCGCATCGGAGTCCTTGTAGTCCCCCGCGTTTCTTACTGCTTGTGCTGATACAAGTCCGGCGTCGTACATCTCTCGTGTCTCTTTGAGGCGCTCAGGTCGAACCGTCAGTGGTGCCGTGTCGTACCAGAGGACGTACTTCTCGAAGTCTTCCTTGATCGACTTCAGGGCAGGAACCAGATAGGCTTGAGTCAATGCGTCACAGATACGGCTAGCCAATGGTTCAATGTGCACCTTGATCTGACCCTCCATGATCTGCCAGGCACCCCAGTGATTGGCCTCACCGGCCCCACTGAGGATGGAGGGATCAATGTCCATGGCCAATGCAAACCGGCGGATGGCCTCAGTGCGCAGGTCCATGGCCTGCTTGGACAGCTCAGAAGTGAACTGGATATTTTCCAGCTTCCCCAGCGCCTCCAGGGGCATCTCCACAAACGTAGGCACAACCCCAGCGGCCGTACCCTCACCCCTCAGGGAAGAGGAGGCGTAACGGAGCAGGGTCTGAGTGAGGGCCTCGGCTCCCTCGACAGAGTTACCCTCCTCGTCTGGGAACGAGGTTTCCTTAGGGATGGGGAACAGACCGGCAGACACCAGTCGGGAGTCGATCTGGGCGAACACGTACCGGGTCAGTCGCTCGATCTCAAACAGCATCGGCATGGCCCCCCGGGTGGGGGAATCCGACCACATGGTCCGGCGTGGGTGAGGGGTCCACGTCCTGATGATCATGTCCGTCTCGGGATTCAGCTTCCCCGGGTCACCCATCATGTTCGTGATCTCGTTCTTACCTGAGCTGGTGTACCGCTTCAGCTCCGCCCTGCTCAAAACGAACCACTCATCTGATTGGGGGTCGTCGGTACTGCGCCCAACGAAGTAGGCATCCCCGGCGACGGTGAGGTTAATCCCGGCCAGCCTGATCAGCTCAGGTCGACGGGCCGGACCACCTAGCAGGGTGTCGGCCAGGGCTGCAACCTTAACCTTCTTGGTCTCGGCCTGGACTCGGCCATTCTTGTCAACCTCGGCCACATAGAACCGCACTCGGGACAGAGCCGATCCGATCCAGTTCGATACGAAGCGGAGTTCTCCGATCACGTCATACAGACGCCACGCTTCGTTCTGCCAGGAGTCATCACCGAACTTGTAGGTGGGCCAGCCGCGTCCCTCGATGTTGGTGATACGTATGGCCGCCGCCACCAGGCTCTGGGGTGCGTCATGCCCGGTGGTGATTGGCACCAACGATTTGCGGGACCGACCAATTGCCATCAGTTTCCATCTTCCCGGTTCGCTAGAAACCCGGCCAGGTAGGAGGCCGCAGGGATGGCCAGGATGGCAATGACCCAGCGGTTAGGGAACAGGGTGGCCACTGGCATCACCGGCAAGGCGATCCAGATAGACATACACCACGAGCAATGAAAAAGCTTGGAGGGCAGAGAGTCCGCTCCCCAGGTTCGGATCACCCACTGGCGGATGAAAACGGTAATGCTGTCAGACACAAGCAGCCTGGTAAGACGCGCCACGGCCAGCGCTGCCACGACAAGGCTAGTGATCAGCATGTCGTATAGCGTACGGGCACCCTGGGCACAAGGGGGAGAGGCAACTAATACAAGTTGGTCAGATCGTAGAAGCTCTGGTCCATCCGGAACTCGTAGATGCCAGGGTTGGACATCCGCATTTCCCGGCGCTCCCCAGCCATCAACTTGATCGCAGCATGGACCATGGCATCCATCCTGTCTGGACTTTCCCTGGTGGATTCGGGGTCGAACATCACCATTTCCTTCTCCAGCTCAGGCCAGTCCCCGACCATATGTAGCCGGCCCTGCTCGCTCCTCATGGCCACTGGCTCGGCCCGAGTCTTCTTTCCATGCTTCGCATGAACCGCTTGCATGGGGGGGGAGGTATGGCGTGGGAACACGTCCTGGTCAATCAACTCCCGGTAAGCGTCCCGAAGCACCTCCTCCAGGTAACGCTTACCTAGGTTCTCCTCATACACCAGGACGTCAGCCGCGAACTCGGCCACCGCGCGCCACGCCTCCAGTACGGCCGCTCGGCCAGAGTTAGGAGTCGAACGGTCGGCCAGGATGTAGAGGTGCTTGTCCTTGGTACGGGCCGCCACGACAATGCCAAACGTGGCGTCCTCACCAGTCAGGTTAGGGTCACAGCCGACCACAATGGACACGATGTCATCGGGGACATCGACCACACGGTTTTTGATGATGTCCTTGCGCTGGAACAGTCCACCACCGGTCAGCTCCAGGAGCTTGCCGTACAGCTCCTGTTCTCCAATGGCGGTCCCGTCGTACTGCCGCTTCATCTCGGCCAGCGCGTGACCGGACAGGTTGGTGGCGTTATCAAACGTGGAACCGGTGATCAGATGGACGGTCCCATCAGCTCGGGAGACCCAGTCCTCCAGCAACGCGATTGGCTTAGGCGTGGTCGTAACGAAGGCGCGCGGGTGGTCATTTACAAGGTCCGCACGGAGGGAGGGCAGCAGGCCGTGGTACCAGGTCTCATACGGCTTGAGCCACTTAGCCAACTCGTCACAGAGGATGCCGGCGGCGTTGTATCCACGCCCCGTGTCAGGTGTGTCTGCACCTTCGAGGTAGATCTTCGCACCCTTGGGGAACAGGATCATGGGCCGAGGGTTTTGTTTATATCGATGCTGGACGCCACGTCTTTTGAGGACGTTCAGGATTCCGGAGGGACCCTCAGCGTTGATGGTCCGGGCGTCGGCCAACGTGTCAGCGACCACCAGCCATTCAGTGGGAACACCTTGCCGGTCGAACGGGTGCTTGATGACCCGCTCCACGATCCATTCACTGCCGGCCCGGGATTTCCCGAACCCACGCCCGGCCAAAGCTAGACAGACCAACCATTCACCTGGGGGGGGTACCTGCTCAGGTCTGGCCGTCCACCACCATTCCTCGTTAAGGATGTCGCGTACCATCACCGGGGGCAGGGACCTAATCCACGCCTCGCGTTCGTCTGCCGGCAACAGGGCCACTCGCTCTGCGAGTGAGAAGGACACGCGATCATGGTATAACCAAGGTGAGTCCCAGGCGTTCGCCTGTTTGGAGGTACGTGAGTGCGCATTCCACTCGGCGACGCGGACCTGGTTATCGAACTAGATATCCCAGGGTTACATAAGGCGCCGCCACCCAAGGTGATCTTTCACATTGGACCGCCACGGGACACAACCCCGGCTGATCGTGTGATCAAGCCGCCCCCGTATAGCCAACCAACTGGAAAGGTGGACGTCCGGATGGACCTCCAGGCAGACAAGAAGGTCACCCTGTCCGTGGAGTACACGGACGAGGTTGGCAACCCGGTATCGGCCCCGGCCGGTGCTACGGCCGTGTACACGGTCGACGACCCGACGATCATCAACCTGACGGACAACGGTGACGGCACGGCTGTGGCCGCCGCCACGGGCACGCTCGGCACGGCTAACGTGCACCTGGATGCCACGTTCGTCGACGACGACGCTGTCTCGCACACGGTCTCCGGCGACCTCCAGCTTGTGGTCGTGGCCGGGCTCGCCGAGCGAGTGAACATCACGGCCGGCGCTCCAGAGGAGGTCACGCCGGACGTGTAGCCTCGAAGCCAGGAACCCCCTCATGTGTCGGCGTGGGGGGGTTCCTTTTTGTCGGGGGGCAGCGCTACCATGGTCACTCCTTGAGGAGGGATCCCCTGTGAACGAACCCGCTGCTCTTGCCGTGCAGTTGGTCCAACTCCGTGCCACCCTGGGTTTGAGTCTTCATGCCATGGCAGAGCTGCTCTACACATCACAGCAGACGTACCGGGGCTGGGAAGCTGGGGCACAGCCACGAAAAGAGGGCCGGGCTCGCATCGAAAGATTCATTGAAAGCGCTCATGCCCAACTTGACCACCTTGAAGAAGGTGGCTGGAATCTCACCGGACTGATACCGCTCAGCGTTGCGTCGTCAACGCTCGGAGTGCCACACGAGACTCTCTTCCACGCCTACCGGGAGAACAGGTACCAGGCGTTCGATCTGGGCATCCTGGGCATCTGGGTGCGCGAGGAAGAACTGGACAAGATCCTGGAGGCGGTGCTGGCATGAACTGTCTGGCGTGTGGCGAACCGATGGTGCCCCGGATTGGGGACGCGTTAACTCACGCCAGTTGCCTCATGGTTGAGCCCGTTGAGGATGAGGCAAACAGCTTCTCGGAAATTCTCCGAAACCAATTGACCGAAATCATCATGTGGCAGGCAGCTCGGGCACCACGTTCTCTCCAGGCCAACATTGGCCCGTCGGAGATAGGCAGCCCCTGTGATCGTCAGATTGGATACCGCATCGCAGGTATACCTGAGATCAATGTCCGTCAGGACCCATGGGCGGCGATCATTGGTACGACCATCCATCGCTGGCTTCAGGAAGCTTTGAACGACTGGGATCCCGATCAGAGGCGCTACTTCACAGAAATAGAACTGAACTTCGGTGACCTCATCACTGGCCATTGCGACTTGTACGATGCGGACACTCAGACCGTCATAGACTGGAAAACGGTGGGGCCCAACGCACTCAAGGACGTGGAGGCCGGGCGCATATCTGTGGGGTATATGATCCAAACTCAGCTTTATGGATACCTTTTTGCTCAGCAAAATATCCCAGTGAAGCGGGTGAGCTTGGTGTTCATCCCCCGAGCATCCTCGCTGAACCGGTTGCGGGTCTGGTCTGCCGTCTATGACCCGACCGTAGCAGAGACGGCGCTGGCCCGGGTGTACCGGATCGCACGGGAAGTTCTCTCCAAGGATCTATTGAAGAAGAGCCATATGTGGGCCGAGGTGTCAGCAGAAGGTGGGGATCATTGTGGGTTTTGCCCTTGGTTCGAGGCACACCGTCTGGCGCCTGCGGATGCAACGGGATGCCCAGGGAGGTGAGATGGAAGAGTTCTACGTAGCGATGAGCAAGGCGATCAAGGACCGCGACCACGCGAAGGGTCGTGTGCTGTGGTGGGAGGCGAAGGTCGCCCAGGCCGAGGCTGAGATCGAGGCCTTGGTGGCGACCCAGCACGTTGAAGCGGCGGATCAGAGCCCTGAGGAGGTAGGTCAGTAATGGATCTTGTCATTGACGAACCAGAGGAACTCAACACTGGTACCAAGCTGTACCCGAAGGACATCATCAACCACACCGTGCTGGTGTGGGCCATCGAGTACATCGGTCATAGCCCGACCCAATTCAACGACGGGTCGGACCCCAAGAAGCCCTGTGATGTGGTCGTGGTTGACCTCATCGACCTGGACCAGGTCAGCGAGGAAGGCAGCCCCGGCTTGGTCTCGCGCGGGTCATGGTGGCGCCAGGGCCGACTCATCCAACGGCTCAAGCCACGGGTCGGCAAGCCCAACCCGCTGATCGGTCGCATCACCAAGGGTCTCGGCCCCAACGGTGCGTTCGAGCTGATGGACCTGAGCGCCGATGAGAAGGCGCTGGCTCGGGCTCGGAACTGGTGGGCGATCAACGGCGGGTTCACTCCGAGTCAGCCGTTCAATGCCACACAGGCCCCTTCGGCGCCCTCTGTGTCGGTTGCCGCACAGTCCAATCCCACTCCGCCCCCGTCAGCCCTGGAGCAGTTGGCCAACAGCTCCCTGGGACGCTCCCCGCAGCAGGAGAGCGTAACCATGGAACGGTTGCGCCGGTTGGGGGAACAGGGTGGTCCAAGCGGAGACGGTGAACCACCGTTCTAGAAGGTGAAGGCCCCCGGACTCTTTGTAGGAGTCGGGGGCCTTCGTACCGGGGGGCCTGGCCAGCGGGGCCCCCCGGTGCCATGATGAGCCATCACGGTGGCCTTCCGGGGGCTCTTGATCTGCCAGTAACCGCCACAGTGACCGGGAGTCTCAGACCCCATGGAAGGGAGTTGCTGTGCCGACCGTACTCGACGTGGCGCAAATCTGGCAACTGGCCGGCGTCAGTGCCATCCCTATCCAGGCCAACGGTTCTAAGCGCCCGGCGGTGGCTTGGGCACCGTACATGGTCAATGTCACACCCATGGCCAATATCAAAGACTGGTGGGGCAACGGCCAGGAGTACGGCCTGGCCCTGATCTGCGGTCAGGTGTCGGGCGGGCTGGAGATGTGCGAGATCGAGGGGCGGGCCCTAGCTGACGACAGTGCCCTGCTCCACATCATTTCCGTCATGGATGACGGTGGGGCCGGTGGAGTCTGGGATCTCCTGACTGGCCCGAACGGTTACGCTGAAGACTCTCCCAGTGGGGGGATGCACCTCCTCTACCGGATCAGTGATCACCCCGTTCCAGGTAACGCGAAGATTGCTGCCGATGAGGACAGACTCGTCGTGGCCGAAACGCGGGGCGAGGGTGGCTACGTCATCGTCGCGCCCACCCCTGGTCACTGTCACCCAAGCGGTGAACCATGGCGGCTCGTAAATGGGAATTATGGTCAACTCCCAACGATCACGTGGACCGAACGTAACCTGCTCCATGAATGCCTCCGTCTCGCGCTGGACAAAACTCCACCGGTAGAACCACGGCCAATGGTCACAGTCTCCGCCGATGGTATGGGCGATGCTGCCATCACCAGCCTGATGGACTTGACCCCCGGCGACGACTTCGAGCAGCGGGTGGACTGGGAAGAAATTCTAGGCCCCCACGGCTGGCGTGTGACCATGGCGATGACCAACGGGGAGCGCCACTGGGTCCGGCCCGGTAAAGATCCACGCGAGGGCATGTCGGCCACCACGGGCCGCGCCAATGACCGGGACCGGCTCTACGTTTTCAGCACATCCACGATCTTTGAGTCCGAGGTCCCGTACACCAAGTTCGGGGCCTATGCTTTGCTCAATCATGGCGGCGACCATAGCCTGGCCGCCTCAAGCTTGGCCCGTAAGGGTTTTGGCACTCGACGGTCCATGGTGGACACCAAGGATGTGGCCGAGTGGGTGCCACCGGGCCTGGATCCCATCGGTGACTACACCGAAGACGACATTGGTAGCGCCACACTGCTAGCCAATCGAATCCGGGGGCGGTACCGCTACATCTGGCAGGACAAGCAGTACTACCGCTGGGACACCACGCGCTGGGTTCCTGACAATGAAACCAAGATCGTTCAGGAATGGATCCAAGTCACCCGAGATATGGTCGGGGCGGGCCGCGATAAATGGGCCACTAAGAGTCGCAGCCAACGAAGCACTAATGCGGCCATTGGCTTAGCCCAGAGCATGGACCTGACCTTCTCGGCCACGGATTGGGCGCCGAACCGGGACCTGCTTAATGTGCGCAACGGTGTACTGAACCCGAAGACACTGGAGTTCATGGAGCATGATCCCAAGTTCCTGATGGTGCACCAGTTCGGCACCAGTTACATCCCCGGGGCGACATGTGCCAGGTTTGAGCGGTTCATGGCCGACGCAGTGCCCGATCCGGTGATGCGGTCCTATGTTCAGCGAGCACTGGGGTACTCCTTGCTCGGTGATG